CGCGACTGCGCGAACTGCTGCGAGGGCGATACGTACGAGAGCAGGGTCGGACTGAGCAAGGACCGCGGCGGCTGGTCACAGAAGGCGGCGTCCAGCTGTACCCGGCGCCCGTGGCAGGACGTAGTTTTGCGGCCGGCGTGTACTCATACGATCCCGGCATGCCGGGGATCGCGGTTCGAGGCGCGCTCTCACGGAACGCCACGTCCAAGGCCGGCTGACCCGGCGCGTAAATATCAGGCTGGGTAGGCAGGGGCTGGTATACGTTGACCGGCGTGTAAGGGACAGGGGGCTGGAAGACAGGAGTCACCGTGGCCGGCATAGCGGGGGTGACAGGCGTGACAGGGGGTTTGGTCTCCGGGGCCTTCCCGAACAACAACATCGGATCAAGGCCCGCGGCGCGGATGTCAGCAAAACCCCACCCCTGCGCGGTCGCCGCCTCCCGCAACTTGTTCCGCTCCGCGTCCGTCAAGCCTCCCTGCTGCAGCGCGCTTACATAGTTACGCGCCTGCGCGTAAACATCTTCAATCCCTCGCTTGCTGATCTCCGTAGCAACCAACGGATTCTGCGCCAACATGGATGTCATCGAATTCAATGCCACCGTGTTCACCTGACGCTGCGCTGCTTCGCTCGGTGCCGTAAACGCATTGTCGATCGTAGATTGCGTGATCCCCGCATTCAGCAGGTCGTTCACGCTAATCCCCGACTTCACCATCGCATCAAACGCTTCGGCCGCCGTGCCGGGGTTCGCGAGCCATTTGTTGGCCGCCAAGGCCACCGCGCCGTAATACTGCGCATCATTCTGGCCGGCCTTCCGCGCATTCAACAGACCTACCGAAGCGCCCGGAGTCCATGTCTCTGGTGTCACCGCTAAGGAGGGGGCAAAGGCGTCAGGGGAAAGAATGTCATCAGGGGGAGGAGAACTCCGGGCGGGAGCGGGAGCAGTGGCCGCCGCGTACCGCTGCGCCACCATGCCCGGGTCAACCCCCAACGCCGCCGCCACCGCGTCAGACGACACACTGTTCGCCTGCATCGCCTGCGCAATCTGCGCATCCGTCGCGCCGGGGTTCGCCGCAAACCAGTCCCGAATCTCTTGTGCTGTCGCCACGCTACGCCCCTCGCAAAAACCTACGCCCCCTGCATTCTAGCCCTCAATAATACTCGGGAACAACCGGGGCATCCCGGTGGTCGTCCGGCTCATCCATCTGCAGCGATACAAAGTTCCCTGCCCTGAACCGCATCAGCGCCTGCGTCGTCGAGTCCACCATGTCATCGTGGTCCCCCTTCGGAAACGACGCACACTCCTCCACCAGCTCCTCCGCCCAGTCCGTGTCAGGACACCATACCATCCCCGCCTCCAGCATCGGCGCGACCGAGTTCACCCTCGACAGCTTGTCCTGCCCCGCACCACGGCCGCCGGGGGAATACATCGTCACAGGAATCCCCATCCGACGCATCTCCTGCTGCAGGGTCACCCCCGTCGCCTTCGCCTCAATCAACACATTGTCCGGCCGCCAGTACTGATACTGATCCCGCGCAATGCGCTTGAGCTCCGGAAAGTCCCACCGGCCTCGTCGACAGTCCACCAACAGGATCGCGGGCCCAGAGTCGGTGTCAGGGTAAAACACGCCCCATGTCGTGATCACCGAAAAGTCCGCCGTCTCCTTCTTGGAATACGCCGTGTCATAGCTCTGAATGATGTACTCCAGCTGCGGCATGTAACCCCTGTCCCAGACCCGCCACCACTCCCGCTTCAGAATCGCCCCCTCATCCGCGGTCGGCCGCTGCTGGTACATCGCGTTCCACTTCTGAATCGACAGGGACGCCTTCACCGCCTTCAACTCGTCCAACTTCCAGAACGAGGGCCACAGGGGCCGCTCATCCGGGGTGTTCTCGTCAAAGATGGCAGGAAACTCAATCACCTCCCACTTGTCCGCGTTGTGGCTGGTCTGCGCCTTGATCAGGCGCGCCGTCAGGTCTGAGGTGTTCCAGCGCGTCATGACGACCACCACGGATCCTCCGGGCTGCAACCGGGACCGGGGGCCAGAGGTGTACCACTCCCATGCGTTGTCCAAGGCCAACCGCGACAGCGCGTCCTGCTCCGAGTGCGGGTCGTCAATGATCAGGAGATCCGCGCCGCGGCCGGTCATGGCGCCACCCACACCTACCGCGAAGTATTCCCCGCCGTGGTTCGTGTCCCACCGGCCAGCCGCCTTGCTGTCCGCCTGCAGAGCCGAGTCCGGGAACAGGTCCCGATAACGGTCCATCTCCATCAGGTTCCTCACCTTCCGGCCAAACCGAACCGCCAGCTCGCCCGTGTGCGTCGCCTGAATGATCTTGGTCGACGGGCGCTTGCCCATGATGTACGCCGGCAACAGGTAGGACGCAAACTCCGATTTTGTGTTGTGGGTTATCACCCACCCGCGGCCCGCCATGAACAGGCCGTCTTCGTTGGCTACCTCCAAGCAGCGCACTTGGCCGCGCCTCGGGACCCGCCTCACATCAATAGCCCTGCTCCAATTACCCCGCAGAGCACGGCAACGCTTCGCTTTTCTCGGCAATCGCGCCGCACCTGCCATTTTAAACATTATCCGGTACGAAACCTGACTTGGAACCCCCTTGTATGACGTTGTTCGAGTCGTAATGCGAGCCTTTGTCCCAAGAGAATGAATCAGACACAAGACCTGTTCCGTCAGCACGGGATTGGTCTGGTTGAATGTAACCTTGCCGTTAACAGTCACATCCCCGTCGGTGTCAATTAGACCCTGCAACAGGGCCATGCGTTGGTCTATCGACGCGCATAAGTAGCTTTCCGGAATGTGCTTATTTCCCAACACCCCTAACTTACGTAGGTCAGGAAGCAGCCCCAAGACATTAAACTGTTGGAACTTCGGGTTGTGTGTCGTTTGATATCCACAGGCCTCAACCTGCTGGCGCATCTGTGCCATGTCCTTGTATGAACACCCAATCGAGGAGGACGAAGAAGAACCATCACCAAGCCATACCCCAAGCACATACGGGTCTATCGGCAGCTCCCGGTATGGAAACATCGCAGCCGCCTGAGGCGGGAGCATGGGGTAATTGTCATCTTTGCGCCATGCCTGCGTCTCCAGCTTATGCAGGATTTGCCTCGTGCTTAATGTCTCAAAAGGTCTCCCTGAACCAAAGCGAACTGTCCACAAATGCTCTCCATCGCACTCAATAATTTGTCCGTCTGAGGTCTCGACCTCGTAAAGGTCCTCCTCATAAACCTCTGACTTGCCTGTCACAAGAACAGGACTCCCATCCGGGGCAAATACATAATCTCCCACCATCACACTATCGACCGTTTTCCACCCTTGCGTGGTCGCTATCGGGGTACTTGTCAGCAGTCGATGACGCGGGGGCATGTTGATGATCAACCGCTTCAACGTCCCGTCCGCCAGCCGGTCAAAGGCCGCCGCCATCTTCTTGTGGTGGCTCGACAGGATCGCCTCCGGCCAGACGTACTGCGAAAACGACAGGAAGTCCGCCCGCGCACGGTCCTGCGCCTCAAGCAGCGCAAGCCGAAGCTCAAGGCGGAGGCGCTCGGCCTCAATGTCACTTCTGGGAGATAACGCCATCAAAAAGCCCTTTTGAAAAAATTTTGCAAAAAATTTGTGGGGGTATGCGCTTTCTGAAACAAGGGGGGCCTTTTCTAGCCGTCAGACGGAACCAGTAGTCTGCGCCGTGCAAGTCCGGCCGAAAATGCTCCACGTGGAGCAATTTGCTTCTCCGACGCATGCAGCTCCAAGTGACAGGGTCGACACAGCCATACTACATGCAGCGGCCTCGAATAATCCGGGTGGTGCATCTGGGTCTCCCCCGAACCACATGACGCACAATCCTTCCGCACCAGCTTCCCACGCCGCAGGTACACATGGGCGTAGCTCCGACAGGTGTCCTTCCGGCGCTGCTCCTCCGACATCCCATGCGTCCGCCGCCACTCTCGCATGTACTTGGCGTGGCAGGCTACACAATAACGGCCCTTGGGCCGGGATTCATGTTGCTTACAACTGGAGCAAATTTTCATGGGGGTGGGGGGCTTGTTTGCGTGATACAAGGGGGGAGGTTACAGGTCCGAGGACCGGGGGGTCAAGAAGGTGAAAATGGTTTCGGGCCAAATTAATCATGTGAAATCGGGCTAAAGCTCCGCCCGCGCCGATGCGGCCGGGGTCGAGGGGGTGTCGAGCGAGCGAGCGACCGCGGGAGCCGATCGAATCGGTGCCAAGGGACCCGCCCACCGGGGGCCGGGAGCCGTAACCCATTGATCTGCATAGGGTTTCTGGCATCGTGCCCGCGTTAACGCGATCGTTAACGTGCTGCCCGGACCATGGACCACGGACCGGGGCGCTTGCACTTTTCACGCGCCCCGACCCCTGATTTTCGCTAAGTCATTGATTTCATTGGGTTTCATATTTCCGGTAATTTCAATTACCGGAAGTATCGCGCCGAGGCCCCCAGACCGCGCACCGAGGCGCAGGCGCCGCGGGCGCGGGGAGGGGGGCCCTGCCCGAGGCCCCCTCCCAAGTTCCGCCCACAGGGCTTCTCCGGCGGTCTGGGAGGGCCTGCCAACAGGGGAGCGCGCTGCACGTAGCTCGGTGGCCGTCGCGGGAGGTCGCATTATATCGATTTGATCAAATTTTGATCAATTTGATCGTTTTTTGATCAATCTGATCATTTTTTGATCAACTTGATCATTTTTTGATCAATCTGATCATTTTTTGATCAATCTGTTGGCGCAGCGGCCAACAGCTCGGCCATGGCAGGCCAATCCACGTCGCGCCAGCGCTCGCGCAGGACGGCGGGCGTGTCGACCCCTGTCTCGGTCAGGGACTGCGCCTGTGCGGCGCGGTAGAGCAGCAGGATGCTGTCTGGGCTGCGTGCAGTGCCCGGTGGCCAGTACTGCACCACGATCCAGCTGGGCATGTGGGCATGCCGGATGTGGAAGGCGATCTGGTGGGGGCTCAGGCGGATCTTGCGGCCACTGGCCACGACCTTGAGCTCTAGCGTCACCCAGCGGCCGCAGGGTAGCGCAGCGAGGCAGTCAGGCATCCCAAGGGCGACGCGGGTCTCCACCCGCATCAGGCTGACGCTAGTCAGCCGATCGCGCAGTGCCCTGTAGAGCGTGCTCTCTTTCTGCGCCACGCTTGATCTCCTCTAGCAGTGACTCTTCGGGCGCCGGCAGCGGCTCTACGACAGTCTCAGGCACGACCTCGATGAGGCCCTGCGGGGGTGGGCCGCCGTACAGCGCCTTGATCTCCTCCAATTTCCGCCGGACCTCGTCGGCGCTCATGCTGTCGATCGTGCCGTGCCTGATCTCTTTGCGGTCGACGTAGATGGTCCCCAGCGCCTGCCCGCGGCGGTACTCAGCCATCACGGCGGCAGAATAGTTGCCGGCCTCTAAAGCCTTGTCGCGGATCATCTGCATGTCGCGCAGGTGCCGCTCGATGTTCGTCCCGTACTTGTCCGCCATGTCCCGGCGGTATTGCTGGATGGCGGCCACGATCTGTGGGTTCTTGCGAGGATCGGTGAGCTCGTGCGCGATGATGTGGGCGCGGGCAGGATCGTAGCCTGCATTGATGGCCGCCTGCTTGAGCGTCTGCTTTCCCTCGCCGTCTACGAGCTCCTGAATGAACTTCCACTCCTGCGGCGTCACCGCGGCCTGCTGCTCCTCCAGCGGAGCGACAGGGGCGGACAGGCGCTCCTCGAGGTCGCGTTTCTTTTTGTCAGGGGCAACAGGGGAGCTATTGAAGAGCTCCCGCATCCGTTTTGATGAGGCGGTCAAGGCAGGCTCCCGAGGTCCTGTGGGTTTCAAGGCCTAGTATAGGGGGCTGTCTGAAAAAACGGAAAAAAAAACAGAAACGTGGGAAGGGGCGCACGTTTTATAACGAATTGGTTTTTCATTACATCTGAATAACCACAGAAATAACAAGTGTAGTTCAAAAACCTCAATAAAATCATATACCTTGCGTCGATTACGCCAATTACGCCATTTTTCAAAAAAATCGAAAAAAAAATCATCATCTGGGAAACCCCCCTATAGAAACCCCGTTTTTCGGCCTTTTTGTCCCTGATCCTTGCACAATCGCCCTCCAACCACCCCCCTCTGCCCCTCCTCCGGCCCTCCTCCGGCCCTCCTTTTCTGCCAGACCTCCTACAACCGCGCAGGACGAACGCGGCTCCTGACCCATGCTTGGGTACAGGCCCCCCTGTCGAATCGAGCTCCTGCGGCCTCTCAGACCCCCGGTCCTTGAGCCGTGGTCCTCGATCCTTGCTTCCTGCCCCAAAAAGAAAGGGCCCCGAAGGGCCCTTGTCTCTTGCTGCTGATTAGAAGAGGAGCGAGTCCTCTTCGACCCGACGCTCCCAAGCGATCTCCTCGTCGCTGTCGTAGGCGTCGCTGCCGTAGACCGGGCGACCGTCTTCCCACTTATCGAACCCGATCGGCAGTTTGCCGAAGTTGGCCAGACGGGCGTTGAGACGATCTGCCAGCGTCTGGGCCTTGGCGACCACGTCGGACTCCTGTCCGGTGGCGACGTAGAGGATCTTGGTGTTGCCCTGCTCGTCGATGGCGCGGACGTAGCTGGCGATGCCGTACAGCTCGCCGCGGGGATTGTCGTAGTCTGCTGCTTCGGCGTTGGTGCCGATGACTACGATGTCGCTGACTGCGTCGAAAGTGTAGTTCATTTTCTGTCTCCTGTATGGGGTGGATTTCACTCAACTGCGGGCGAAGTGTGGAACACCTCACACTACCTGTCAACACTTTTTTTCACTCGAACGAAAAAAATCAGGGCCCCGAAGGGCCCTTGATCCGTGCTGCCAGCTCTCTCCTCCGTTACCCGCGGAGCACCCCTCAACACTTTTCAGGACGAGCGCCGCCGATCCCGGCGATCTCCAGATCCTTGGCCTTCTCTGTCGAGAGGGTGATCCGGAACTTGCCGTCCTCGGTGTCGAGGATCAGGACCCGGCGGCTGATCTTGCCTCGGGTGGTAACCTTGCCCAGAGACACGTACTCGGTCACGGCGGGCCATGCGAGGGCGATCTTGTTCAGATAGATGTAGTTCATGTCAGTCTCCTATATGGGTTTGGGATATATCAAAACTGATATATCCCCTTCTCCGTTACCCGCGGAGCACCTTCCAGCGGCCGCCGCAGATGGGGCCGATGCCGAGCCGGACGGACTCGGGGTTGCTCAGGGGCCGGCCGCAGCAGCTGCACTGGCCGGTCTGGTGGCCGTGCTCGGTCATGGCGCCGAGGGGATCTGCGGCGATGGCCTGCAGCTCGGCGGCGATCTCCTGACGGGCCTCGCGCAGGCCGAGGAACTTGCCGGCTGGGGTGATCTTGCCGGCGTAGGCGCCGTTGTCCTTGACGTAGATGCAGCCGGCGTTGTTGCCGGTGGCGGGAGCGAGGGAGAGCTTGAGCGCACCGATGGCGAGGCCGGGCTTGTTGAGGCCGCTCTCGATGGCGGCGTCGAAGAGCTCACGGATGCGTGTCAGGTCGATCACAGGCGCGCTGGCATCGCGGGCGGCCTTGGCAGCGGCGCGCT